GTAGCAGTAGGTTATGATGATGAAGGTATGCCACTTGATACAGTTATCTGCACTGACTGGCGTTATCTAAATGAATTGATAGTCTGTCAGCAGTTACTCATTCCATTAGGTTGGCGAGTACGCACCGTTTATATTTCCACCTCCGGTATTTCAGCTGCGAATGTCGAGGAGGCTAATTCTATTTGCGAGATTCGTGATGTTGTACGCTTCGACCAAGAGTATCATTTTGATGTACAACAGAGACAACAAATTATGTACGAGGGCCGTATGCTGGCGAAACAATGGTCACTATGATCCACGACCAGCCGAGACCGTTCCTGACTGCCGAGCAATTAGACTGGGCTGAGAGAATGGGTATTAGCGCTGAACGAGCCTATTGGCTGGCTTCTTGTCCGAGCGATACACGCATAGGAAACAAGGACAGACCTAAAAACACTTTCAACACTTTCGACCCTGAGAAGTCATTCCTCTATAAACAACCAGGAGGACATTACTATTACTTCCGACTTAAACGCGTCGATGTTTTCATTATGCGAAAACTTTCTAAAGACTTTGAGAAGGCTAAAAAAATGCGAGACGCTATAATCGCACAAATGAATCTTACCCTAAAAAAATGAAAACAAACCCAACAGAATGGCAAAGTATTGAAACTGCACCGAAAGATGGAACAGAAATTATTTTATGTTATTATTGGAACGCAGACCAAAGTTTAAAATTTATAAAAAGCACGCATTGGTCTGATAATGATAAAAATTGGAAAACATTTTCTGAATTTTTTATAAGTAATATTGAACAACATTTTACGGTAACACATTGGATGCCTTTACCAAACCCACCAACTAAATGAAAACAAACCCAACACGCTTCGTTGCCGTAGGCGATAATCACGGCGATATGGTCGATAAGGAATCCTTCCTTGCCGTCCAGCAATTCCTAAAAGACTACAAGCCGACTGTGCGCGTACACTTAGGCGACTGCTTCGATTTCCGATCACTGCGTCGAGGAGTCGGTAATGATGCCGAGTCAGCTGAAAGTCTTAAAGCGGACATACAAGGTGGCATCGATTTCCTAAATATGTTTAAGCCTACTGTGTATCTCTGGGGCAATCACGAGGCACGCTTAGACCATCTTATCGCAAACTCAGGCTCTGCACTTGTACGCGATTACTGCGAAGATGTTAAGACGGCTATCAATTCAGCTGCGAGAAAAGCCGGTGCTAAAACAATTCTACCTTACCACGCTGAGAAAGGTATCTATCGACTAGGGCCTGTCGCTTTTGGTCACGGCTATGCACACGGAACAAACGCAGTCGTTCAACAAGGGGTTCACTATGCAGACTTTGGCGGTGGTTTTATTTGCGGTCACATTCACCGATTAGAGCAGGTCAATTTGCAGAAGCACGGAGGAGGGGCGGCATATTCCGCGGGTTGCCTTTGTATTAAAGACGCTATGTCTTACGCCTCGCATCGTCTCGCCACGTCCCGATGGGGCAACGGATTCGCTTATGGTTATGTTGACGGCAACGATTGGAAGGTATGGCTGGCACATCGCGTAGGAAAGAATTGGGTCTGGCAGTCTGATCTGCATATCTGGAGTCCGAAAAAATAATGGAATATCAACCTGTTAAACATCATCGCAAATGTCCTGCATATAAAAACTTAGGCACGCATTGTGAATGTAACAATATATATACTCCACCGACTGAACCACGCTATCAAAAGCAAAAACGCTTACAATGGGAAAAGCTTTGGGCTGAAAAACTAAAACAAAAAAACAAATGAACCGAGACATTAACAAACTCGCTAATCGTTTGCACCAGGCACTCGAAGGTATCGACGATAAGAAAACAAAACTACCGGCTAAATGGTTAACGCGTCAGGAAATCGCAAATCACTTTCAAGTCAGTAAAGACGCAGTGGACGCATTTGCTAAGAAGCATGGACTGAAATCGCGCATTGAAAAAATTAAATACGAATGCACAGGTGCTATCAAAACGAAACTACATTACTTACCTGACTTCGCTCAATGGAAGCCTCTCCGCTACTCAAACTCTATCTATTGGAAACGAGACGCTAAATAAAAATCTTGAACGGCAACCCAACTGCCGACACAACCAAAATCCCTTATGCTAAAACTACCCTCAGCAATTTACGCTGAACGCTACCTACTCGGTGTCGTGATCCGTGACGGTCTAGACATCAAAGACCTATCGCCTGCCGACTTTTTCGAGCCGATTCACCAAGAGATTGCCTACTGCGTTAAACAAATTAACGAGCAAGGTAATCATCCAGACGAACTTGTCGTCCTCAATGCACTGAGAGCAAATAATTCAACGGTGCAGGCACACTACATTAATGAACTTGTAAGCGAGACAAAAGAATCACGCTATAATCAGGCTTGGGCTGACGAGATAAAACGAACCGCAGCTCTTCGTGCTATCGCTATCAATGCCGAACACGTCCAAAGACTTGCCACTGATCCGAACGCAGACCCAGAAAGTTTAATTGCATATACGGAAGGAACATTAAAAACTTTATCTAAGCCTGAGAAGTCTGGCCTTGAGATATTTGATAAGCAAAAGATGTTGGAGTTTGATAGAAAGAATGACCCTAATTGTGTTATTGGTAATCGTTGGTTATGCAAAGGTGGTTCTGCATTATGGATATCGCAATCAGGCGTTGGTAAGTCTTCACTATGTATTCAAGCTGCTATGCGTTGGGCTATCGGAAAAGATTTTTTTGGCATTAAACCGAAGAAACCATTGAGTATAGTGATTGTCCAGAAGGAGAACGATTTCGGAGATTCTGCGGAATGTTTTACCGATGTATATAATTCATTGCATTTGGACATGAGTGAGAAAGATTTAATAAATAAAAATCTAGAAATATATCGAGACACAGTTTCTTTTGGTGATTCATTCATACATCGTTTGCGCGAACTTATAGTAAAGCACAGTTGCGATTTAATTTTCGTAGATCCACTTCTTGCATTTTCAGGCATAGATGTAACTCAGCAAAAAGAAGTAACTAAATTTTGCCGAATGGATTTAGATAAAGTTTTATCAGATACAGGCTGTGTATTAATTGCTATGCACCACACACCGAAGCCTAAATCAGCTAAAGACAAAGAAGGTTATACAATTTCAGATATGGCGTACAGTGGGGCAGGAGCGGCTGAATTCACAAATTACTTCCGTGAGACTGCGGTACTTGTAAGATTACCAGGCACTGAACCAATATTCAAATTCGGGACTACCAAGCGAAGCGGACGATCAGGACTTCGGGACATCAACGGAGATTTTGCTCAAGAGATTATTATCAGACACTCAAGAACTCCCGGCCAAGTCAGATGGGAAATTGCCAGCCAAGATGAGGTCAATGAATACAACGAATCTAAGGCCAATGGAACTAAGGATACTAAACCTAGATCTAAAGTAGCATCACAGGATAGCGATTCCCGCAACGCTAAGGGGTCGCCAAGCCGTTTTAAGCACTGATTGGTATCAACACGCGTACCTACCACTTTTAACTGACTTTGAAATGACCCCTAAAACACCTTTTCCTAAACTGGCGGACTTCTGTCTTACCAACCTAAAGGTAGGTAAAGGGGAACTTCACTCATTCCCCCTATACGCTACCCTTACGGTCGCTAGGGGTAATTCGTTCGTTCCTATTACGTAAACCCGATACAACATACCATGACTGAGAAAAGAAAACTAAAACCACGATACAGGCTGGCTAACAAAAGAAGGAAACTTTGGAAACATAACCGCGATCACATGGAAGCCATACGTCAAAGAGCTATATCGAAAGCAAAATTCAATCGAGACATACACGCAGTTAAACTCGCAGACTTTATATCTTTCTGGCCTGATAAACTAACAACGAAACAACTTAATGAACTTATCCAAAGCCAAATCAATTTAACTAATTCATCAGTTAAAAGTTTCAAAGAATACCTGACTCGACGTAACATTTTACGATACGATACAGGCTCAGGAAGATGGATAAATTTAACTCACTTGCAACTTCCTGATGCCGAGTAGATTATGGCAGAGTGCCAAAGAATAAACATCAGCGACCAGTCTATCAGCTGCGAGAAGGTAGAGCAGAGGAAAAGATATTCGATAAGTATTTCTTCTCACTGAGCAAAGATGAACAGAAGAAGATGCGCGATGCTGGATGTGGGCCATATCGTGAGATGGCATTACCTCGTCACTCCTTTCCTGTGTACGAGAACTCAGCAGACTTTGGTTCGCACGATCCACGCAAGGATACAGATAAGATTACTGAGGAAACTTGGGTAACAGGTGAGCGAGTCGCTGAGATTATCCGTGATGTATTAGCGATGCTCGGCTCATCAACCGACGATGCAGTGCGTCACCACTGGGAACTTGTTAAGATTGTTTTACAAATGCCGGACTGCTTAACCGAAAATGAATTGGCCAATCAAATGGGACTGACAAAGCAGGCAATCTCGGTGCGTGCTAAAAAGATTCTACATCGTGCGTCGCTCGTCAGCCCAGGCATTCTCTCTCGTGTACGTATGCGACCTATGCCGAAGGATAGAGTAATGCCAATTAAGCCAATAGTGATTAAGATTAAACCTAAACTCAAACCTATTAAACGTTTTAAAAATAAAAAGAAGTAATGGCTATTGAACCACATAACCGAAGTAAGGCTCTTC